GGTCCTGCTCCCGTACGAGCTGATCGCCCTATGCGAAAGCGCCACGGCCACGGAAGTGATCTCCCCTGAATACTGGCAAGTCCGCCCGCAATTCCCGCTCTTCATCGGGATCGACTTCGGCCGCAAACGCGATCTCACCGTCGCCTGGAGCTCGGAGAACATCGCGGACATGCTGCTGACCAAGGAAGTGCTATGCCTGGAGAAAATGTCCACCCCCAACCAGGTCGAAGCCTTGCGCCCCCGCATCCGCCAGGCGCAACGGGTGTGCCTGGATTACACCGGCCCCGGCGTCGGCCTCGGCGATTACCTGGTCAAGGAGTTCGGCGAATGGAACCCGGAGCAAGACAAGTTCGGCAAGATCGAGCTTTGCACGTTCAGCAACACCCTCAAGCAGGAGATTTTCCCGAAACTGAAAATGCGGTTCGAAAGCCGGAAGATCGCGGTCCCGATCTCGCGCGCCATCCGGGAGGATCTCCATGCCGTCCACCGCGTCACCCTGGCCAACGCGGTCACCTACCGCGCCCCCCACACTGCGGACGGCCACAGCGACCGCTGCACCGCCGCCGCCTTGATGGTCCGCGCGGCGAGTTTTGGCGGCGGGCCGTTTGTATATCAAAGCATCTCCGTCAACCGCCGCCAAACAACCCTGAACCGCAGACTGGTCCAAGTATGAGAAACGCCGCCGATTTGGCTTATACGCGTTTTTGGGGTATCAACCCCCGCGCCGGAGGCTTTCGATCGTTTTGCAAGGGCTTTGCAACCCCTCAAAATCGATTTTACGCGGCTTGATTATGCCCCTCACCACCGCCAACGGCCGCCTGCCCGCGCTGAAGACTCAGCCCGATCTGAGTCCGCAGCGGGTCCAGGTCAGCCTGCGCTCCCGGTTCAACCCGATCCGGAACCTGACGCCCGAAAACCTGGCCAGCAAGATCGACGCTTTCAAAGCCGGTCAACTCCGCGAATTCGCGCTCCTGGCTGAAACGATCGAGGAACGGGACGATGTCTTGAAGGCCGTCGCTCCCAAGCGCAAGAAAGCCGTCGCGCGTCACGGCTTCGAGATCCTCATGTTGGACGATTCCGCCGAAGCCAAGGCGCACAAGGAAGCGCTGGAGTATTTCTACAACCATCTGAGCTGCGTCAACGGCTACGACCTAAACGAGCGGGGGAGCTTCAAATTGCTCATCCGGCAAATGATGGATGCCGTTGCCAAACGCTACGCCGTCCACGAAATCATCTGGCAACCGGTAAGGACGCGTTCCAGCGCGTCCCTGACTGCCGAATTCCGTTTTGTGCCGCTCTGGTTCTTCGAGAACCGCACCGGCCGCCTGCGTTTCCTCGCCAATGAATTCGACCAGGAAGGCCGCGATCTCGAAGACGGCGGATGGATGGTGACTGCGGGGGAGGGCCTCATGATCGCTTGCGCCGTGGCCTACATGTATAAGCGCCTCCCCCTCCAGGACTGGCTCGGATACTCGGAGAAATTCGGGTTCCCTGGCGTGCTCGGCAAAAGCACAGCGGCCAAAGATTCTGATCAATGGGACAACATGGTCGAAGCGGTCGAGAAATTCGCGACCGACTGGGCCGCCGTGGTCAATCAAAGCGAAATGATCGAGCTGATCGAAGTCAAAGGCGGCGGCGCTAACCTCCCATTCCCTCCATTGGTCGAGCGGATGGACCGCGCCATAGCCACGCTGTGGCGCGGCGCGGATCTGAGCACCATTTCCAAAGGCGAAGGCCTGGGCGCCAGCCTCCAGGAAGACGAAGGCAAGATTTTGGAAGAAGATGACGCCGCACTCATCAGCGAGACGCTGAACCTCTACGTGGATCCTTTTGTGATCCGCTACCAATTCGGCCCCGATGTCCAGCCCTTGGCTTACCTCAAGATCGTCACGCCGCAAAAGCAGAACGTCGATCAAGACCTGAAGGTCGATGATTTCCTCCTCAAGTCCGGCGCCCCACTTGCGGTGACTGACACGCTGGAACGCTATAACCGCTCCTTGCCCGACGCCAGCGAGTCGCTCCTCACCGCCCCCGCGCCGGCCCTTGCGTCCCTTCCGACCCTCCCCAACGAAGCCACAGAAAAACTCCTTGAGACCGCCCGGCAACAGTTCGCCGCCGCCGTTGCAGACGATCTGCAACCCATCCGCGCCCGCCTGAAAAAAATCTTGCAAATCGATGAGCCGGACATCCTGGCCGCCCGCCTGCGCTCCTTCCTGGAGGAACTCCCGCGCCTGCTCAAGAGCATCAACGCGGATCCCGCCTCCGCCAAAGTTCTGGAGGAAACCTTAAGCGCCGCGCTGCTCAACGGCCTGACGCAAAAAACCAAATGAACGCAGACAAGAAATCACGTTTTACGTTTTACGTTTTACCCGCCGCCTTTGCCAACGAGGGCGCGGAGGTTGTTGGCCTCTTCAACGACCTGATCGTCCAGCATGACGGCTGGGCCATGCTCTCTCCTTACGGTGATTTCCCCGGCAAAGCCATCATCCGCCTGGCCAACGGCGACCTGGAGAAGGTCGAGGCCATCCAGCGCATCGATCGCCAGGCCGCCGAGGACATGGTCCACGAATTCAAATCCATCATCGGCGCCGCGAAGCGGTTCCTGCGTGGACGCAAACTTTTCGTCGGCCACCCGGACGTTCCTGGCCTGGCCAACGATTATCCGGACAAAACCCCCAAAGGCGTCTTCGTGGATCTGGAAGCCCGCGCGGATGGCCTGTATGGCAAGCCCGTGCTCACGGAGGAAGGCAGCGAATTGATCGAGGGCCAAACCTACAAAGCGCTTTCACCATACTGGACTGCCAATGAAGTCGGCCAGGAGAACGGCCGGCGCGTCTTTCGTCCCAACATTTTCAAGTCGGCCGGGTTGACCAATCGGCCTCAGCTCCCGGTCCGACATCTCATGAATGAGGCCGGCAACTCCCAATCCAAAATGGATAAATCCAAAATCATCGCACTCCTCAAGGAGCTTGGGATCACGCTGGCCAACGAGGCCACCGATGATCAGATCGCCGACGCGCTCAAGCAACTCGGCACAAAACTCACCACCCTGGCCAATGAAAAGACCGAGAGTGAAACCAAGGTGAACAACCAGCGCGCCGAGATCAATAATCTCCAGACGCAAGTCGGCAATCTGAAATCTGAGAATGCGGGTTTGCAATCTCGCGTCAGCGCCAGCGAGACCGCCTTCTCCAACGAGCGCAAAGCCCGGATCGAGCAATTGCTTGATCAAGCCGTCGCGGACGGACGTCTCACGCCCGCCTCACGGCCAGAATGGGCTTCCAAGCTCGAAACCAATTTCGCCAACGAAACCACAGCGCTCTCCAAACTCACGGCCACGATGAAGACTCGCGCTTCAACCGGGGACTTGGGCCAGCGCAAAGCGGACTTGGCGAACATGCAGGACCGGCAATTGAAAGTGCAAGAGCTGGTCACCGACCGCATGAAAACCAAGGGAGAGGCCTACGACACCGCGTTTGCCAATGTGCGGCGCGAAAATCCCGCCCTCTTCCAGTCAATGCAACAACCCGCCAAGGCTTAAGCCACGGCAAAACAGAAAAGGACACACAAGATGACTCCATTGCTGCTCATCCCCCTGGCACTGGTCGCAGTGCTCTTCGCCACCGTCCTTGCGTGCGCGTGGCTGAGTGAACGGAAACGCAATCGGCAATTATCTCCGCCAGGCGCCGCCCACATCGCCAACATCGCTGCAGGCACTCACCAAGGCGCCATCACTCGCAAAGTCGATGCCGCGATCACGACCCGCTACCTCCTGGCCAAGGAAGGCACCGATGACGATCACGTGGATAAATGCGGCGCGGCCGATATCCCCATCGGCGTGATGACCGACGAGGCCAAGGCGGCGGAGGACAATATCGCCGTCGAATTGCTCGGAGGTTCGAAACGCACCCTGCTTATGGTCGCCAGTGAAGCGATCGATGCCGGCACCTACGTCTATACCGCCGCCAACGGCAAGGTGCAGGATGAACCCGCCAGCGCCGGCACTTACTACTTGGTCGGCAAAGCGCTCAGCGATGCCGCTGCGGACGGCGATGAAATCGAGGTCCAGCATTGCTTCCCGATCAAGCTGGTCGTGCAGGCTACCTTCGGCAACACCGACAACGAAATTGGCGGCCTGACCATCAGCGGCGCCTACACCCAGGCTGAAGTGGTCGCCCTCCGCGACAAAGCTGAGGAATTGGCGGATGACGTGCGCGCCATCCGGACTTCATTGGCCGCCCCCGCGCTCCTAAAAATCCTCTAACCGTTTGGAAAACTGAATACTGATTACCGAACATGAAAAACTCTTTCATCAACGCGTTGCCGGAGGACCCCGGCTCTGGCGCCCCGAACAAGCCGGGAGTCATCTGCCTGGCCAACGAGACTCGCTTCATCGAGTCGTACTTCGACGAGCCGCTCACGACTTACGCCGTGGGCTGGCGCGATCCCAACAACATCGAAGCCACGCTCAACTTCTGCTGCCCGCCCGTCCCGGTCCCGCGCCGGTTCACGTACAAAGAGTGGACCAACAAAGAATCGCTGCTCTCCGAGACGGATGACATCCGCGCAATCGGCTCCGACTTCAAGCGCGTCGAATACACCGGCAAAGAGACCGAGGGCAAGACTCTCAACAAAGGTCTCACCGTGCTGGTGGATCTGGACGAAGTCGCGGACAAAGCGAACTGGGAACAGCTCTACGTCAGCCGGCTCATGACGCGGCTTCTCCGTAGCGAGCTGCGCCGGGCGATCGGTTTGCTCGATGACGGCACCAACACCGCCAAAACCTGGGACACCACCGCCGGCAAGGATCCCGATCAAGACGTGCTCACGGACCTGATCGCCGCCACCACAACGAGCGGGCTGCGTCCCAACCGCATCCTCTACGGTGAGACCGCCTGGGATAAACGGGGCATCTCCCATCGCGCCCAGAACACAGCCGGCGGTTTCGCCTCGGCCTCGCTGTCGCAGCTACAGCTCGCCGCGCTGCTCATGGTCGATGGCGTGGCCGTCTCCAAGGAGCGTTATCAGAGCGACGCTTCGACCAAGACGCAAATCGTTAACAACCTCGTGCTCGAATTCTTCCAGACCAACAGCCCGGACCTGGCAGATCCCTCGAACGTCAAACGGTTCGTCACGCCCGCTGAGGGCGCGGGCGGAAACTTCCGCGTGTATACACAGCAAATCAGCGCCAAGCTGTATGTGATCACCGTCGAGCACTACTCGAACATCGTGTCCACCTCCACGCTCGGCCTGCGCAAGCTCACGATCAGCTAACCGGTTTGCACAAAAAACATCCCAAGCTCTTCCTGTCCCCTCTCCTCTCCAGGGAGAGGGGACATGGAGGAGGGTTAATTAATCCGCACTCCGCACTCCGCACTCCGCAATTGAAATGGCCGCCTGGATCGTCATCACCACTTCGGACCTGAACGATTACCTCGCCGGCGCTCAGGTTAACGCGCTCCGCACCGCCGCGCTGGCGTCTGGCCAGGCCGACCCGTTCGGCGCCGTCATGCCGGCGGTGGCCGCGCGGGTCCGCGCGGAGGTCCAGGGCTGTAAGACCAACCAGATCAGCGCCACCGCCAACAGCGTTCCCCCCGCGCTCAAACGGGAAACCTGCATGCTAATTCTTGAGGCCATGCAGACGCGGATCCCGACGCTCAAACTCACCGAGGACCAGCAACGCCAGATCGAACGCGCCTACGCTTATTTGGAGCGCGTCGCTAAATGCGACGTGCCGATCGATCAGCCGAACGATCCATTGAGCCCGAGCAACGTCCAGAAAGGCGGCGACGCCGAGCTGGTGACCAAAACCGACCGCACTTCCACCCGCGCCAAACTCGACGGCTTATGAATTCCGCACTCCGCATTCCGCACTCCGCATTGTAGTCATGGCTTTCACAAGTCCAGTCCCCTTTCGAGAAGCGCTCCAAAGCCGCGAAGTTAAAGCGCTGCTCCCAACCACGCTTTCCTCGCGCCAGATCATGCGCCTAGCGCCTGAGCTGCGCGAGCGCGCCGCCTTCTCCGCCAGCACTGCCAATGCCGGCTACCTCCAGCGAATCAGCGACGTGATCCACCGCGTCTTGGATCCTCACACCGTCATCCGCGACGGCCGCCCCGTCACTGAAGGCCTGGACGTAGCGACCGCCCGCCTGACGCTCAAGGAAGCGCTCAAGGAAATCGGTTACCAGCCTGATCCCGCCAAACGCGGCACCATCCAGGATCTCTCCTCGGATCGTCGTTTGAACCTGATCATAAAGACCAACGTTGAAATGGCCCAGGGCTATGGCAATTGGCAGCAGGGCCAGGCCACATTGGACGCGTTCCCCGCCCAGGAACTGTTCCGCGCTGAAGATCGCGAAGAACCCCGCGATTGGCTCCAGCGCTGGCGCGGCGCCGGCGGCCGCGTCTTTGACGGCGGCCGCATGATCGCGCTCAAAAACGATCCGATCTGGACCGAGATCAGCGCCTTCGGCCTGCCGTATCCTCCCTTCGACTTCGGCTCCGGAATGGACGTGCGCGACATCGACCGCGATGAAGCCGTCGCTTTAGGTCTCTTAGGGCCCGATGACCAGGTCGAGCCGGCGGATCGCGGCTTCAATGACGATCTGGAACTCTCCAACCCCGCCCGTGACGCCAAACTCCGCGCCGCATTGCAAGACTCTCTCGGCGATAAAGTGGCTTTCGATGGTGAAGTTCTAAGATGGCAAGAAGACGAATCTGAAATCTGAAATTTGCGATGGCTTTAACTGTAACAATCCAGGATCGTGCCACGCCCGAGCTGCAGCGCATGCTCGCCGCGCTCGATGCCGAGAAGATCAAGCCGGAGATCGGCCGTTCCGTTGTCAACCAACTCAAGGGGCACTTTTACAACCTCAATTCCACGCGCGCGAATGTGCTCGGAGGCCGCCGCACCCAGTTCTATTCCCAGGCCGCAAAATCCACGCAGTATCAGACCGCTGCTGATGGCGTCACTGTTAGCGTGAACCAGGTCGGAATTCGCCAGCGTCTCCAGGGTGGAACCATCCAAGCGATCAAAGGCAAATACCTCACCATCCCCGCGATCGCGGAGTCCTACGGCAAACGCGCCCGTGAATTTGACAATCTCCATTTCGTTCCCACGCGCCGGGGAGGCGCTCTGGTCGAGAACGCCGCCACCCTTGTCAGCTTTGGCAAGAAAGGCGCTAAATCGCGCGGCCAAGTCGGCGGCCGCGTGTACTACTGGCTGGTCCCCTCGGTTGTCCAGGATCCCGATCCGACCGTTGTGCCGCCCGAAGCGGAGATCCAAGCCACCGCCGTGCAGGCCATCCAAAAAGCCTTTGACCGCGCCGTCAGAAGAGGAGAGCCGACATGAGCGAGACCCTCCTCACCGATATCCAGTCCGACCTGGTCGAGTTCCTCAAGGCCGACGAATACCTTTCCGACGTCGTGGTCCTGAACGAGCGCACTGCTGACATCGTGACCGAGATCAACAACGCGCTGGCCGTCGTTACGGAGGCCCAGAGCAAAATCGGCTTGGCTGCAATCGTCTTGCAAATCATTGGCACCGCTGAGTTAGAGGGCGTGCCATTCACGCCGCTATTGCTCGATATTGTCGTGCGGGTGCTTGAGGACCCGGTCTTGAACAATCACACCAACAAAACCGCCTTCAGCGTCGCCCGCCGGATCGCGGACGCGCTCTCGCAATGGGCTATCCTCGGCCGGATCTCGAACCTGACACCCGCCAAACCCACGATCGCGCCCGCGCGCGATGAAATCGCCCCAGTCGCTTACGAAGTCCATTTCCAGGGCCGCGAGATCGATCCCACCACCCGCCAGCGCGTGGTCATGCCCACGATCTCCCCTTCCAGTGGCGCCGCTCCGCAGACCGTCACATTGACGACGGCCACCACGGGCGCGTCGATCTACTACACGACCAACGGCAATTTCCCCCGCAATGGCGTCACCGGCGCCACGCTGTACACGGCTCCCTTCCAGGTCGCTTCCGCCGCAACCCTCCGTTGTGCCGCGTACAAGACTGGCCTCTTCGGCAGCCTGGTCAACCAGGCCATCTACACATGAACACAACTCTCAACTCAAATACCTCTCAACTGCCTACATGAAACTGAAATTGACCCTCGCCCTCCTCGCTCCCATCGAGAACAAACGCAACCCCTTCGTCTCGGGCTTCGCCAAACTCTGTGAGCATCCGTGGAAAGGCGATACCATGGCCCATTTCATCGAGGCGCTCAGCGAGATCGAGGCGAGAAACAAAGCGCTGACGCTCATGCGCGGCAACCTCATCAAGAAATACGGCGAGAAAAAAGGCGAAGATTGGGCTATCGATCCCATGAACACTGCCGCCCTGAACCTCTTCTTCAAGCGCCTGGAGGAATACCAAAATCTGGGGTTCACGATCCGCCTGGTCAAACCGGTGGAAGTCCCCGAATCCATCGAACTCTCCGTCTTCGAGCGCAGAGCCCTACAAGAAGCCGGCGTCATCAAACCGTTGGACGTCCCCAAACCCGGAGAGTCCGAAACTGAGGCTGAACCCGAAACTCTCCCTCGCAACGGCGAACTAAAAGCCCGCAAGCCCAAACCCGAACCCTCCCGCCTCAACGACTGATGTTCACTGATCACTGACAACTGACAACCCTCAACTGACTTATGCCTATCCAACGCTCCTCCATCCTTCGCGGCCCGGCCATCGTCACGTTCGACAGCCAGAAGTTCTACACCAAGGGCGACATCAAAGTGGACATCAACCTCGATACCTTCGAGGTCGAGTCCAGCGCGTACGGCAAAGTGACCGAGCGGACCACGCAGCGCATGGCTAAAGTGTCGTTTGTGCCCGTGGGCGAATGGGAAGCCACCGGCACTCTCTTCCCGTATCGCAACATGACCATCGGCTCCTCGATCTTCACCGGCACGGACAAGCCGCTGGTTGTTCACACCCTCGACGGCAAAACAATCACGTTCAAAGCCGCTGCCGTCACGAAGTGCCCCGATATGATTTTCAGCGCGAACAAAACGCGCTTTGGCGAGGTGGAGTTCACTTGCATCGGCTCCGATAACACCGCCTGGACCGTGACCGATTCGCTCGTCGCCGTCGCCAGCAGCGCCTTTGCCGATACCACTTTCGACCCGGCGAACGTCAAGACCGAACCGATCTTTGTGCAATGGGGCACGGCCTCGCCTTGGGGCGGCGCCCTCGCAGGCGACGGGTTTCACACAGCGGAGGGCGTCGTGATCTCCCACAACGTGAGCTTCAACGAGATCAACATCGATTCCGAGGGGCTGGTGGATATGATGCTCAGCAAGATCTCCGTCACCGCCAAAGCCCGCCCGGTCGGAGCAACGATCACAGGCGCATTCGTCGCCATCACCGAGGCCGACGTCATCACCGCGCTGAAAATCCAGGGGTCTGGAAATCTCCGCGGCAAAGACCTGGCAGGCAGTGATTTCATCGTCAAGCTCGCCGCCGATAACAGTATCGTGTTCCGACTCAAAGGCGCCGCGCTGAACGATGCCGGCTACGAATTCGGCCCTGCCTCGCTCAGGTTGGGCGAGTTGACCTGGTCGGCCACCCGAACGCTGAGCGCCGGCGTTGTCCAGGACCTCTACGCCTTTGCTTAAATCTGGTAAGGATGCGTTCCACCGCGTCCCTGAATTAACCCTCTCCCAGCGGGAGAGCGGCATGGTGAGGGAGAACGCAGCGAAGAACAAAAACATGAAAGTGACGATCGGCACATTCACTCTCGCTGAGCACGACTTTACCAGCACGCCCGCTGGCCACCAGGCCACGACCCTCAAATCGACCGCCGTCTCGGATTTTCGCATCAACCGTGAAGTTGCGGGTCAGATCGCGGAGTTCGTCCGCGCTGCCCAAGTCAAAACCTTCGACCGCAAGAACCGTAAAACCTCGATCAGCTTCAGCGTCGCGCGCGAACACACCACGATCCGCAATTGCGAAGCGTGGATTCTGGAACACAGCACCAAATTGCCGAACTCGGGCCTGGTCACACTGCAAGCCAAATCCGACAGTGGCGCCTCCTCTGAACGGTATTTGCAAGATGCCGTCCTGGTCGTGGCCGAGAGCCATTACGAAGGCGCCAGCAGCTTCCACACTTACCAGATCATCGGTGGCGACATCCTGACCGAGAAACCCAAAACAACATAAGGTAAGGACGCGTTCCACCGCGTCCCAGACTTTGAAATGCAAGCCACCCGCGAACGCATCCGCATCGCCTGCGACCACAGCAAATCCAGCGCCCTGGTCGATAAACTCACCGGCGACGCCCCGGACTTCTGGCGCGGCACCGACATCCAGTTTGAGCTGGGCCTGTTCTACGGCGCCACCCTGCTCGACGACGTCGCGAACATCGCCAGCATCCGCCTCCTGGTCCGGGAGAAGGACAACCTGGTCGGCACGATCTTCCTCGATAAAACCATCAGCCCACCGTTGACGATCGGCGATTCATGCACCGCTGATTCTTCCACAGACAAAATCACCCGGACCGCTCACGGCTTTGCCGACACAGACAAAATCTTCTTCACCGCCGGCGGGATGCCGGCGGGCCTGACCGCGAACACGACCTATTACGTCCGGGACGCTACGACTAATGACTTCAAAGTCGCGGCCACGTCTGGCGGTGCGGCGATCGACATCACCAGCAACGGGAGTGCCGTTCTGGTCCACAAGATCGTCAACACCACCTATTGGGACAACGACACTGCCGAGCACGCGCGAATCAGCTTCACCAACGTCGAGACCAACTTCTCGATCGGCGATTCCTGCACCGCCGACTCGACCACAGACAAAATCTCCCGCACTACTCACGGCTTCAGTAATGGCGACAAGATTTTCTTCACCGCCACCACGATGCCGACGGGCCTCACGGCGAACACAACCTATTACGTCCGCGACGCCACGACGGACGATTTCAAAGTCGCCGCCACCTCTGGCGGAGCCGCGATCGATTTCAGCACCAACGGCAGCGGCATCTTCGTCCAGAAAGTCACCACCACCAGCCGCGAGTATCTGCTCAGCATCATCGCCACGACAAGTGACAGCCCTGGCCGCGAGATTGTCCTGGGCACGTCGATCCTGACCGTGCGCGATCCCGGTGATGGCTCCGGCTCCAGCCCTCCAGCCGGGGATCCGGGTTACTACACCAAAGCCGAATCCGACTCCCGGTTCGTCAACGTGACCGGCGACACCATGACGGGCGAGCTGACCTGGTCCGGCAGCAATCATCTCGGGTTACTTTTGCTGAACATCAGCACGACCAACCGGGATTTGCTCACGCCCAGCTTTGGTCACCTGATTTACAACGTCACCGCCAACCGCCTCCAGCTTTACGACAACGTCGGCTGGCGCGAGTACGTGATCCGCGCCGGCGACACCCTGACCGGCCTCCTGCAATTCAGCGGCACCGGCCATGCAGGCCTCAAGCTCAATAGCCTCACGACAACCCAGCGCGACGCCCTGAGCGCCTCTGCGGGCATGCTCGTTTACAACACGAGCGTGGGCGCCCTGAATTACTACGACACCGCCTGGCGCACTATCGCCGGTCGCGCCGGCAATGGGATTGATCTCGCGACCAGCGGCACGATCTCGGTCATAATCTCCGGCAGCACTACCTACACCGCTAATCGAGTGCTTCACACGGGGGGCACAACGACAATCTCCACCGGAAACCTGGAATATGATGGCACGCACCTGAGAGTGGCGAACGCTGGCATACTTAAGATGCAGCGCCCGCAAACGGTGGGTTTCAGTGATATTATGTACGAAAACGCGCAGCCCTTCACAGGAGTGATTTTGCGCGGCGAGTTCACTAATGTCATTGGTGGAGCTCAGGCAGCTTTCTTTGCAATTTACACAACGTCTGCGGCTACGCTCGCGGAACGCTGGAGAGTAACCGAATCGGGCATCCTCCAATCCAACGGCGCGCAAACCATCCAAAGCACAGGTCAACTCGACCTAAAGACGGCTGCGTTGAATGGCAACATTGTGCTGACACCGCATGGCTCTGGACAGATAACGCTGGGCTCCACAACGAACATTTCCACCGGCAGCCTGAATATGGCAAGTCTTCAAACGCTGCGATTAGCCGGAAGTGGCTGGATTTTGGGCGATAACTCTTATGCTAAGGGAGTCTGGTTTTATTGCGGTGACGATGCGAGTCCAAGTTTTAAGTTCAGAAATGCCGCAACCGGTGCTGATTACTTGACGATTGCGAACGGCGGCAAAGTCGGCATCGGGACGATTCCGTTAGCCCGCACTTCCATCCTCGATTCCGGCACCCTCTCCACTCCTGTAGCTGCCACCGTCCTGCAGGTCCAGGCCAGCAACCTCACCTCGACCAGTTGTTATCTCAACATCATCTCCGGCACCGCGGGCGGGGCGGGCGTCTTTTTTGGGGACACCGCCAGTGTTGGCCTGTCCTGGGTGTTATATGACAACTCCATCAATGCGCTCCAGCTCGCCGCCAACGGCAACGCCTGCATCAACTGCTTGAGCACCGCCGGCTACGTCCAGATCGTCTCCCGCCTCTGCATCGGCTCGAACGACCCGAACGCCCCGCTGGATGTCCGTGGTAACGGCCTCGTGACCGGCAAGCTCGGCCTCGCCGGCGTCACCAGCCCAACTTACGATTTGTCATTTCAGGGCAACTCCGCCCGCACCCTCGCCCTCGAACGCCACACCACCAGCAACACCGCCGGCAACAGCCTCACGGTGCAGGCCGGCGGCGCGGCAAGCGGCGCGACAGACAAAGCTGGCGGCGCCCTCAAACTCTCCGGCGGCATCTCCACCGGCACGGGCGAGAGTGCACTTGAGCTGTACGTTTATCCCGCCGGGACAACTGGCACGGCGGATAATGCACAAACGCTCGGCGCTAAGCTCACGCACCAGTACCTCGAATGCCGGGCGGGCAGAGGAACTCAATTTGCCCGCGTTGCCGGCGTGATCTTCGTCGATGCCACTGATCGCGGAAACGTCGGCACTGGAGAGGATGATTTATCGACCTTCACGCTGCCAGCCGACACCCTCAAAAACGCCAAAGACCGAATTGTGGGCCAGGCCGTGTTTAAAACAGCCAACAACGGCAACGTAAAAAACATGAGGCTTTATGTGGGATCGAATCTGATTTACACGATCTCCACGACCCTAGCGCTTGAAACTTTCGTCTGGGATTTCGAGATCATCGTCGATGCAACGAATTCCATCCGAGTTTGGGCGCGGAGTACGCGCAACGGAGGAGTG